TCCTATGGTTGCCGCAACCTGAATATCCACACTTGTATCATTCGCCGGTTCTTCCGTAGACGCTACTCTTGCTCTGGCCCAGAAGATTGTATTTGTTGCACCGATTTTTGTTAAGAAATCCAGCGGCTCTCCCCAATCTTCAGGCGTCCCTGGCTGTCCACTATTGTCAGGAGCAAGCTGCCACATCGTTACTTTTGCTGAATCTACAATACTAATTCGCGCATGACGTGAAGAATCTTCAACTGTTTCGTAGCCAGGATCGCAACGCACGGCAAGTTTAATCCAGTTTCCTTCCGCGTGACCTGATTCAGGTACTTTGATCGTGCCGGATTCGATAGGGGTTAGACTTGTGCCACTTGAAACAAGTGTACCGTCTGTGCCTCCTGCGGTTGGGTTATCTTTGTAAATCTTGATTTTGCTGGACATGCTCTCACTCTCCTTAGATAATACTTACACCACCCAGCAGCCACTGCCTGAGCAGTTCCTTTGCCTCCTGATTTAATAGCCCTTTGCCTACACCCACAGCATCAGCTTCCAAAATTACATCTGTCCCATCATAAGCCCATGAAATTGTTTGCTATGCATAGCCGCCGCCGCTTAAAAGCTGATCTGATGCATTATGCAAATCTACCTTTACTGCGGCAGTTCCAAACGCCTGCAACATCACTTTCTTGCCTTTTGTTTCGAGACCCATTTATATCACTCCTTTTTCCTTTTCTTCTTCTTCCCTTTCCCTTTCCCTTTCTTCCTCTTCATCAAAAAACGGCATCGGACCGGCGCCTTGGTCGTCCAGTATTCGCTTCACCTCAGTTTCAATATCTTCATCACCCCAATCTGGATGGAGCATCTTGACTTTCTGGTAGGTAGAAATGGCCTTTGCTTGATCGAGATTCCGTAGGGTCTCGGATTGCTCTCGCTCATCATTGATGACGGAATCTTGGAGCTCAACATCGACTTCCTGAACCTCATATGAAGCAAGTCCGGATGCTATGTCGAGCTGCTGCATCTGCCAAAACAGATCCCAGAGAGCCGCTTGCCAATACCGGGATTTCTTCTCCCGGGTCAGCAGGGACTTGCGCTCTCTAATCCGCAGGGCGGTTCCGCTGTCGGTCTGCCGACCATACTCGACGAGGCCGAATGTCTGAGGACTGTAGCCACACAGCGAAACAATCTGAAAGAAGAGGGATTCACAGGTCTTCATATGCTCATCTACCCGAATATCGAATTGGACCTGCTCAATCGGCTTGACATTCTCCCCACCCATTCTCCAGGGAGACATGTTGAGTTTGATGAATGCCCGCTGGAATTTGTTGAATCGGGCCTTGTTCGTATCCTGATTGACAAATCCACCCTCAGGCTTCTCCAAGATCTCCTCGTCCACGAGGACTTGAGCCATACCCATCTCGATATCCCGCATCCAGGACGACCAGGCAAAGTCCAGGCTATCCATAAGGGAGATGGCTCCGGAGTAGTCATTGATCCCGAGAGGAGAACCCGGCATGAGTCGGTTGGGCCTCATGTTCGGGATGTAGACACAAGCCAGACCCTCCATCGCATAGGAAACGGGTTCAAGCCCGAGGTTGGCTGTCTCATCGATGGAATTCATGTCGACTTCCCGGCCGACTCGATCATTCGTACCCTGGAAGAGCTTGTACTCGATGGAGAGTAGTCCATTCACCCTACGTCGGAGTTCGAACAATCTCCAGATGGTCGACTGAGATTCACTCTCCTTCACAGTCCGGAAGAAAAGGACTTCCCAGAGCCTTCCCCGCTTGAAGTAGGGGATGGCCTGGAGTGGGCTGATGATGCTAAGAAGGGGGATCTTCACTAGCTCGGGATCGACATCGAGCTTCAGGAACACCCCCGACATGGCGGCAGCGGTCTCGGCTGCTTCGAGGAGAATGTTCAAAAGACCATTCTCCTTGATAAACATCTCGATGCGATCCCCTCCGGCAGCCTTGGGTTCATAGTTGATGACCGGAGCCTCGGAGAAGAGGAGATTCGCGCTGGTAGAGGCTATGTCTCCTGCGACGGGGAGATGAACAGCGTTGGCTCTTTCCTCTGCCTCTATCCTAGCCCAGAACCTTCCCCAGTCATTGTCAGGGAAGAACTGCTGGGATGAATAGAGGTTCAAAAGGGCTTGTGGATCTCCACTGTACCAAGTAGCCCATTCCTTGATCTTATTATACCATGGCCGATAATCATCCGGCGGCCAGGCGGTTCCTTCCTTCGGGAATGGCATCTCAATTCCTCCTCTTCTTCCACCAGGGTTTGAAATCCCTGATCTTGTCGAGCAGTCTTCCGGCATCCCCATCAAAGCAGATGGCACAATCATCCACTGTGAGCATGGCCGGAACCTTATCTCGAACAACATCATCCACAACGATACCATATTTATCTAACCAGGCTCGGATAGCTTGAATCCCGCCTTCCTGGTGACATCGGGTAGATAGGACAACTATCTTGAATCCCGAGGCTCGAATCTCAGCAAGAGCCTCCTTGATTCCAGGGATGGGAGGATCGGGAATATTGGCCGCTCCAAGCCAGCCCGAGGAATAGGAATTGATGACACCATCGAAGTCGAATATCAATGTTCTCTCCATATGTAATCTCCTCCTCCCCCTATTTTACTAGTAGATACGATTTGCTCGCGGCCCAGGCTGTGAAAGCATCCGGATCATGGTCATCCTCTTTCGCTACCTGGTCAATCTCGGGATTCTTGTAATGGTATTTCTGGAGTTTCTCCTTTGCGACCTTGTCAGCGATATCAATCATGTTCTTCTCGAACAGGAAACGCATAACATCAATTCCTCGATCCTTCCACTTCGAGAAGGAAACCGGAGTGACCTTGGTCGGAACTCGGTTCTTCCGGAGGATCTTCAGGAGTGTGATATTAGAGTCCTTCGGAGATACGTCACAGTAGAGGTTTGTGACTTCCTTTTCGAGACAGATGGATGAGATCTGCTCGCATCTCTCTGTCAATTCAACGAACTCCCACCGATGAGTCTCAGGGACAATATATCGCTCCTTCGTATCCTGGATGAGATGAAGTACTGTGCATGTATGCCCCCAGTCGATGCCCGCCTCCGTATGAATTTTGGGGATGAAGATAGCATCCTTTCCTCTCTGATAGGCCCTTTCCACACCCTCGAAATCGTAAATGGTCTCCCCAATGGTGGGGCGTTTGAGACGATATTCGGAATCCCACATGGCTTCCGTGACTTGTCTTCGCTTACGCTCAATCTCCTCGTCCGTCCAGAAGCCGGCAGGGGCCCGGACCTCCTCCACACACCAGCGATAGAGGACGGCCCCTCTTTCTTCTTTCTTATCGATGAGTTCGGCCATCATACCGAAGGGGTGGTGCAGTGTGGATGAAGCGACGATCTGGTCTGGAATGCCCATCTTCGACATCGGCTGCCCAAGGGCCGCATCGAAGATTTCCGGAGCCATCTCGTCCACTTCATCAAGACGCAATCTTTGAGGGTGTGGCCCACGAACAGATTTCTGGGATGCTGCAAGAGCCGTAACCCATGAACCGTTGCTGAGCTTGTAACCTCGAGCGCTGACCTCCCCGAGCAGCAGTTTTCTGGGGACTTCGGGCCTTTGCCAAAAACTGTTCAAGTATCCTACGCATCGTTGGGACTGCTCTAGCGAGCCCCCGAGCACCGTCGTACCGCAGTTTGGCTTGAACACGGATTCGATGAATGCTAGGACAGCAAGTAACAAGGTTTTGCCGGAACCCCGCATAGCGTGCCAGATACCAAAATTATACTCATCCGTGTAGGCATCCCAGAGGGCATCCAACGGGGATTGGTGATTCTCGCAATGAGCAGGATGGGGAATCCGGACTCCTAGAACCAGGGCACAGTAGAGAGCCAAGTGTTCCTTCGACTCCGGGGCCCGCTCAGCGAAACTATCCCCTATAGAGGATATCGAAAGCTTTCTTAATGGCTTCGTCAGTAAAGGTGTGCTCAACTGGAATCGGCCCTCCTTCCGGCCCGGCATGCCTCTCAACAAACATTCCTAGATGCTTGCCGAGTAGTTCAAGGGCTCGCAGCTTATCATGGAGCTTGAATTTGATGTTCGTGCCATATTGAGTATCCACTTGACTTATCTCAGCGATGG